CTTGGCCTAGTTACCCTTAAAGAGTAGCTCTGTTGCGCCATGGCAGAAACACCAGAAGACAACCACGAAAAGGAAGGCATCTGCATGGCGGATGTGGTCAAGGCTTTGGTCCTCGCTTGGAGTGCTGCCCTGTTGACTGCCTCGTATTTGGGGATCTTCCCTCAAATGAAAATGGACAACACCTTCGTCGCATCACTGCTCACAGGTGCGATGGCATCGTTTGGCATTGAGCGCAAAAACAACGGAGGAGGCAACAAGAAGCCGACTATCGTTGACAACAAAGACACCAAAGCTGGCATCAAATGACCCGCACACTTTTGGTATTGGGCGTCACTTTGGCAGCTGCATTGCCTGCCCAGGCAGACATCACCCACAAGATTCAGTCCTCCGTGCAACTGCAAGTTGATGGCGCTGCATCCCAAGCTTCAAGGATTGGCAGCACTCTTTCTGTCAGCGGTAGCAACGTCACTCTGGACACTGCTCCTGTCCTCGGGACTCTCACTGCTGGTTCTGCTGTGGGTTATACGCCAGGTGCCTACAGCATCACAACAGCAGGAGACGCCTTCTCTTACAGCGAGTCCTACATTGAAGGCGATGCCACCCCGTCAGACACCTCAGTAAGCAGCGGTGTCGTGACCAGCCTGCCGATGCTTGGCAACACGACGACCACTTCAGGTGGTGTGGCTGGAAGCCTTGCTGGAACGATCGCATCAGATGGGGCGATGACCATCACAGCCGGTGGCGCTGGCACGACTGCTACTGGCCAAGTCGTCCTCAGCATTGAAGTGGACTGATGCGTTGGCTTTTGCTGCTGTTGCTTTCTGCGCCAGCAGCTTGCGCCGTGCCTGTAGTGCCTCAGTTCACTCAGGGCACAATGTCCAGCCACACAGAAACAACCAGCAAGGTCACTGAAACAATCGTCAGTGAAAACTATTCAACGGGGTTTGAATACAGTGCCAGCGGAGTGAACATTGCTCCAGACGGTGCAATCAACCCCGTCTCCAACACAACGGTCAACGGATGGACCTCTTTAGGAGAACGGCCCAACTGGTCAATAGTCAAGCCTGGGGAAGCCTTTCAGTTCGTCGAAAGCCTGAAAGGGCCAGGGCTGTCCAATGTGACAACCATCCAACGCGTGACAGAAATCACAAGCGTTACGGATACGGTTTCATCCTTCTCGGAATAATCAGCACAACACCAGTCAACGCTCAAGACGTTGGCGGCATATCTGCAACCGCAAGCCCAACAGCAACCAGCAGCGGATCTGTATCCAATCAAGCGGTACAGATCCTGCAAGGCTCCGCCATCACCAACACCTACGGCGGAAACATCCAATGCCAAGGCCCGACGCTGACGGTGACGCCATACTTGAACAGAACCAAATCATGGGGCCTGCCATACGAATACAGCTACCCAGACCCGGTGTATGACCTGAGTGATTTGGATGATGACGGCAGGCTGGACAACCCTGGCGACGTGCTGTTTTTCAAAGACACAAGAACCGGGCAGAAAGACAACCACAACTGGAACTTGGGCCTATCCATTCAGGCAACTATCCCGCTTGACCAGGGCCTGCAGCGCAGGTGCAAAGAGGCAGTGGATACGCAGCTGGCACTTCAGCAACAGTTGCTGGCCAATAAACGACTGGACTTTGAGATCAGCAGGCTCAAGCACTGTGGGGAGCTGATGATGAAGGGCATCCGCTTTGCCAAGGGCAGCCCCTATGAAAAGGTGTGCCGCGATGTGCGGGCACACCACCCAATCCCCCACACCCATTCTATTTCCGTAACGACCTCTGGAAACGCCGACGCTCATAGACACTCTCAACCTTGACCTTCTTACCCAGTGCCTTTTGAAGTTTCTTCGCCAACTTCTTAATCGCCGGCCTGATTGCTTTGAGCAGGATTGGGGTTGCCAAGGCTGCTGACACAGCAATCGCTGATGTTCCTGCAGTGTTGACCGCTTGCGGAATGGTTGGGATCGCCTCAACAATGCGTTGAGTCAGTGGCTTTGATTCGACAGGTGGTTGTTCTGTTGGCGCTGGTGCTGTTGCTGCTGGTGGTTCTTTTGTGGGGAGCTTGACCGGCGGTGGTTTTGCAGATGGTGGGGGGTCTGCAGGCTTTGACCTCGCAGGCTTCACAGGCTGCGGCTGAACCTCAGGCTCCATGTCCATGGGGTTGAAGTGCGGCAACTCAATCACCGGCACACCTATGTCCAGGGTTATTGGTGGCGCTTGCGGTATTGCAACCTGTGGAAGATCAACAGCCGAGTTAATCTCAGGCACAACGATTTCACGGATTTCCATGAAGGCAGAGCGGTTTACTGCTGGTCAGCTGTGGATTGAACGTAACCGCAGACGTGAAGGTCCGCCTGTCGTTTACACCGTCATGTCAGGCAAAACTGCCAGGCCATTCACTGAGCCAAAAGCAATCCTCAAGTGGGTTAAATGGCCGAAAGGCACACCAACGGGTGATGCTTTACGCGAATGGCTGGCGTCGTTTGAGCAGAAACCTCAAGCACCCGCGCCAGAACTTGACATGGCAAAAATCAAGGCTGAAGGCTTCGGGCCTGAAGCTCATGAAGAGGACCCAACTGCCAACACTAAAATGGTGATGTGATTGCAGGACCTGTCTCCGTTGGCAGCTTTGGCATCTCAGGCATTTCTGGAACAGGCACCTGGTCAAGAATCGTTTTTGTCAGCTCAAGCTTCAGTTCGCTGGCGTAGTTTTTGACCATTGACGGCACACGGGTGTAAGCCACCACGCCCATCACAGCCATCGTGCCAGACATCACAAAGCCCAGAACACCCAGCAAGTTGCAGACCTTTTGCATATGAAAAAGGCCCCTGCAAAGGGGCCAAGAAACGTGTGAGGTTCCAACCAGAAGGTAACTCAGAAAGAGAACTTGGCGCCAGTCTTGAAGCCAACGCCAAGCTCATCACCCGTGCCAAACGAAACCTCGCCGTAAAGAGGGCCGCCGCTGATGCCAGCCTTGCCAGTGAACTCAACCTCACTTTTGGTGGAGTCAGGGAAAACAGCAGCAGGGCCAGCCTGGATGTAAGCGCCGTTGTCAAAGTCGTATCCCAGGTGAGTTTCAAGGATTCCAGATCCAGTTCCAGAATCCAAACCAACACCAACATTTAGCTCAGGATTGACGTACCAATCTGCGCGTGCAGACAGGGGGGCCAAGGCAAGAGCACCAGCGATGGCACCAAAAACAAGACGCTTGATCATTTGGAAGAGAATTAGCGTTTTCCCTGGCCACGATACTTCTTTCGTCCATGGGACGGTTTTGAATGTGATCCATCCCCTTGACGAGTCTTTTTAGGCTTGCTAGGGACAAAGTTTTGCCCGCTAAGTGACTTGGCCATCAGTAGCCGTCAGTTGATTGCAGGCTTTGATATTTAAGGGCCAGGCCAGTGAACAGACCGTGCTGAGGGTGACTGACCATGTCACGGCCATCAAGGAAGAACAGCTCCTCCATCCACAGCGTTCTAGCCGCCATAGCCTGCACGTCCTCCGCACCAGGCTTAGCGGCGATCATCGGGTCAGGGCGTTGCATTACTCAGCAGAGTCAGGGGGCTGTGGGGTGTTGCCTTCAGCTAACCAGGCAAGGTATTCCTGGCAGTCTTCGGAGTCTGTCCTAGACAGCGTTACGGTTGTGTTGTCATACAAACGGAAAATCACATCATCAAAGAGTTGAACTTCACCGTTCATCTCCTGCTGAATTTGTTTGTAGCCAAGTGAGGAAAGAATAGTAGTCATAGCTCTGCGTTAACAGCCCAAGTTGCGTCAACAATTACGAAAGACGAACTTGAGGACCTTTGCACTGTATAGCCATATTTAGTGATATTTGTAGCCTCCCAAGTGCTGCTTGAAGGATTTTGGTAGTGGATAGTGCTTGTAGCAACTGATGAAGGCGTATCACGTTTTTCGACTTTGTAAGTTGCGCTACCGCAGACATTACCACTGCTCCAGTACATTCCTCCACCACCACGAACAAGTTCATAATACCGCTGACACCTAGCAAGCTCATCGCCGTAGCTTCTGTGCTCAAACGGTGTCGCCTTCTCGCCGCGCTCCAACTGGACTCCCGTTACAAAGATATTGTTTGAGGTTGAGGAATAAAAATTGCTTTGATTGCTAGTGGCTCTGTTAACCGTACCACTGCCCCAAGCGCCATTTGTTGAGCCATTTGTACTGCTACCAGCCATCAAAGTAATTTGCACTTCTAAGCCAGTAACATTGTCGTTGGTTTGCGTTGAAGCGTGAGAACTGGTTGTTGTTGCAGGGATAGTAATTTCGTGCCGAGCCCATGTCGTACCAATGGTCACCTCTTCAAAGTAGTGCCCACCTCCAGACATAGCTACGCCAGCACAATAAACTCCGTTTCCTGTAGGAGCCTTCGCGTAAAAGGAGAGCGTAAAAGGAGCTGAATCTGAGGTGCCAACGCCTAACCCTTTGATGTCTTGCTGCTCTAGACGTGTGTTGATTCCATATTGCTCGTTAGATGCGGGAGTTTCAGCCGTCGTTACTTGCAGCTTCAGAGCTTTATCAAATCCAGGCAAGTCAGTAATAGTTTCTTGAGTTGCAGTGCTCCTGCCAGCCTGACCATCGGCAGAGGCAAATTGCTTCCATCTGTCGCAAGCCATGTAAGTATCAACTCCAACCCCTGTAACGGTCCCCCGTTGAGCTACCTTCATCGACCCGTTCACCACTAAATTTCTGGGACTCAACGCACCAGCAT